TGAGCGCTATTAGATAGTGTATATGATTCTTTCTTATTCATTTCAAACTTTTTATAAAGATGTATATAGTCTAAAATAGATATTCCGGCAATGTTTATTACTGGAATTATATCATCTTTAATATTAATTTTATTTTCAATAAATTTATTCCATGGAGACAATTTTAAGGCTTGTTCTTCACCCAATAAATTAGTGATACGATTAATAATATATGGTATATCAAATCCACAACAATTCCATCCTGTAATAATATCGGGGTAGTCTCTTCGCCAAAACGATAAAAATTCTTGTAATAGTTTAACTTCCGATTCACATTTATGATAGGCTACATTTTTTTCGGAGGTTTTAAACTCTCCACAACCGAAAATATGAAAAATATTTTTATATTTTACTGTTATGGCTGTTATTTCATTTTGAGCTATCGCCGGTTCGGGAAAACCATCACTACTATCAACTTCTATGTCTATAGTAGCAATTTGAATTTTAGAAATATCGAACTTAACTTCATCAGGAAAGGCATCGCCAATAAAACAATAATGAAAATTATTATATCCATAAACCTTAAAATTTTCTATATCTTCATATTGTTTAATTGTTTTTCTAGCTTCAAAAATATTTTCATATTTAACCTGATAAACAGGTTCACCATACACGGTATGAAATTTTTCTTCTTTATTGGATAGAAAAAATAAGGATGGTGAATAATCAAATTTTTTAATAACTCGATTAGATCCAGAAATGCCTCGATAACAAATCTTAGATCCCATGACGCAGCAATTTGTATAAAATTTCACTGGTGTATACATATCAATAATTAAAAGATTTGAACTAAATTCTTCTCAAACCAATCTCTAATATTCGCTATAACATCTACTTTTAGGATAGCATTAAATTTATATTTTGTCAAACTTTCAGATAAATCTAAACAGATGTTTTGTTGATATGAAACCGTTAAACAATTAGAACTAACATTATATAAAGATAAAAGATTAATAATAGTTTTTTCTAGGGAGATGTTTCCATATTTATAACGATATAATATATCGCATATATTTTGATCGGAAACCTCTTTATTAGTTTTCTTGTTACTCTTTTGTTTTGGTGGATCGTCGTCAAAAAAATCAAACATGTTCACATATTTATAATATAATTTGGGGGTTACGACCCCCAATATACAATTATTATTCTTCAACTTTAACTGATGGTAAACCAGTCATTTCATAATATTTATCCAACAATTCTGGAGCTACATCGACAGGACCAAACAACACCTTATCGACATCTAACTCCATAACTGGAGAAGTGAAATATGGGGGTATAAAAGGTGTCATCGATACTCTTGGAGTATCGTCACCTTCTTCGTTTGGAACCATCTGTAAAACTAGTGGCTTCGTTAAAATCATCTTCTTTTTCTTGACTTCTACTTGAGCTAACAGATCTGGTCCAGCAAATAATCTAACAATTTGTGGTATTGACATAATATTTCTCCTTTTTATTTAATAAATAGTTGTTTTTCTTTTTCGCGTCGAATCACTAACCCAGGAAGAACTTTCCCTCCTCCTTTATTCCATCGAGCAAATTCTTCAGCCGCACCAATATAATCTTTTTTATTTAATTTTTTCAATAATGTCGATTTTTCTAATGATCCTATTCCAACATTGTATGCAAAGGATACTAATGCGCTAAATTGATTATCGTTGAGATCTACCTCTACTAAATCTTTTACACCATCCTCATAATATTTTAATTCATCTATGAGTAGTTGTAAAGCGTTTTCTTCAGTTATAGTGTCACCTAATGACACATTATCTGTATGTCCATAACCAATAGTCGGAACGCCAGCCGGACATAAATAAGCTTCAGATCTAAATCCTTCAGATTGTTTTATTAAATTTAAACCGTCTTCGTTTAACTGTAAATTGTTATTCATATGAATTTTAACTTCTATTTGTATACATCTATAATATAAATGGAGCAGGGAGAGCAGATTTTCTGCTATCTTTATCCTGGTAGGATAACGTGTTAATTACACTACTCCCGCATATTATCTGTTATCTGTTCCATCGATCATCATCATTATTTATTGTCACATTAGAAGTTCGTTGTCTAGTCTTATTTTTATTACCTATTGTATATTTTGGAATAAGTTCCCAATTAGCTTTATCTTTATGAGCTATAATTTTAATTTGAGATAGTGGGACAACATTAGTTTTAGTCTTCTCTGGATTAATAATCTCAACTAATCCCCATGATTCTAATAGATTAGCTATAGTATTTAAACGAGCGATATCATTATCTGTAATATCAGTTGATTTTCCGTCTAGTTGAAAAAGGTGTTTAAAACTACATAAAAAATATCTAGTTTTATATTTACACAATAAATGTACAGATTGGTATAGCTTATTCTCGTGACGAGAAGCGACTCCAATCCGAGTTAAGGTCTCGACAACCTTTAAAAAAGTATCTCTAGATGGTAACTTAACTTCAATAAATTGTTCAACAATTTTATCTTGATCCATATTATTCTCCACAATCAGATCTTTTCAGTTATTAATAATTTTAATGATTCTATTTGTTCATCATTTAATAATCGTAAAGCTTCTAAAGCTTTACTATCATTATATTTATAAACTTTTTTAATAATTTCTAAATGTTCTATACACTTTCTTTTGGGAAACTTATTATATCTTTTTCTTTTACTTAAAGATAGTCTTAAAAAATCGTAATGTAATTTCTTGTCTAAATTAGGATATTTTGAAATTTCATTAACATAAAATATAGAATCAAATTCACACGATAAAAAACCATTGATAAGATGTGGGATATAAAACTTTTCATTTTGTTCATTCATTATATTCTTTTTAGAATAATTGATAGACTCTAAAAAATCGAATAATATATTATTTTTATTAGTTTTTTCGTTCACAACAAAATATCCATTTTCATAAGATGCATTAAAAATGCTGATAAATTAATCTCCGAATCACCATTCTGGGATTGATAATTAGCTAACAAAATGATAATATCTGGAATATGGTTGGGTATAAAATGATCATATAATGTATCATATAGTATTCTATAAATCTTATTATGTTCAACGTGTGGAACATTGGCTACCCAATTCCGAATACCTTTATCATTCTTATTTTTAAGTAATAATTTCAATTCTTCAATATTTAAACTATCAATATTAATGTTTTTTGATAGTATTCCACTAGTTATAGAATTATATGTCTGTGTAAAATATTGTAATTCTCCTATACATTTTCGCATATCAGGAAAATATTTTTTACAAAATTCTATTAGTGTTTGTTTATCATAATTAATATTTTCTTGTTTTAATATAAAAATTAATCTTTTAATGAAGGACGCTAAAATATTAATATGATGTTCAAGAGGAATAGTAAAATCTACTGTAATACACCGAGATTGTATAGCTTCAGATAATTTAGAACGATTATTGACCGTAAATATAAAAGAACAATTATGAGAAACTTCTTCTATTAATCCACGTAAAGCATCTTGAGCTGAATTCGATAAATGATCGGCTTCATCTATAATTATACATTTACCCTTATTTTCTAAACTTATTGTTGTAGCAAAAGAACGAATTTCTGTTCTAAAAGCTTCAATACCAGATTCACTCCCACCTAATGAACCGTTTATGAACATAAATTCATAATCTAATTCTTTAGTTAAAACGTAGGCAACTGTTGTTTTTCCACATCCTTTTGGTCCGCTTAATAATAAAGTTGGAATTTTACGATGAGAAAGTATACTACTAAATAATTTAAAATTATCGAGAGATAAAATACATTCGTATAAATTTTGGGGGCGATATTTTTCATACCACAAAAAATTATTAATATTCATAACGATACCATTATAGTAGTATAAATTATAAAATTAAATTTTATCAAGTTGTTCTATATACTTTCTAGTATATTCAATAGCTTCATCAGGACTTGTTGTCTTCCGAGTTAAAAACGTTTGAAATAAAATAGCTTTAGTTAATAAAAATAATTGCGCACTCAAATCGTTTTTTTCTTTAGTTCCACATATATTTAATATATTTTGATTGGGTTTTACAACATCTACTACATTAATGGTGGGTATATTATCTGTGGTATCTTCTACTATAACTTCTTTCTTTTTTCTTCCCATAATATTTCTCCGTTACTCCATTAAATAAGTTAATAATTTGTCTATGTCTATCAATGTATCATATTTAATTTCATAATTCAAGTGTTTTCCATATTTGGCTGGAACCATTGGAAGTTGAATAATATTTTCTTTTAATTGAAATCCTAATAAAACAATGTTAGCTATTTTATTGGATAAATCATCATTTTCGATATAACCAAAAACGTAAATGTCACTTTTAATTTTAACAGGTTTTCCAAATTCATTTAGTGCATAAATTAAACCGGCTTGATATTTTGGAAATCTCGCCGCTGTTTTAATATCAATATGTTTATTATTAATATAAAAATCCGATTTGTCACCATGTTTTCGATAGCTTAAATCGGGTTCAACATTTAAAATTTTAGAGAGTGCTATTTCTCCGAGTTTTCCGGTTCGTTCGGTTTTATATGGATCATCTTTTGTGTTAAGTAATCCTCTCCCATAAAAACTTTGTTTAGAACTACACCACATATTTTGAGATGATGATATAGCCTTTTCGTAATCATCTTTTTCTAACAATATTTTAAGCATTAGTTATCAAAAGCTCTTGTTTAACAATTCGACCATTAATAGAATAATTAGTATTTATTTTTTGTATATTAAAATTATTATACATCTCATAAACACTAGGATGATCATCATAAGATAGTATCCATTTAAACGGTATATTTTTTATTAATTCACCTAAATTTTGATGATCTAATAATTTAAAATGATTAATATATAAATTTTGTCCTTCCGTAATGTATGGCGGGTCCAAATAAATTATAACATCATCTATATTATTTAATTTACAAATTGATTCTATCATCTGAAAATAAGCGATGTAATCTAAATTAAATATATGTATGCTATCTTTTTTGGATTCGATACTATTATAAAACTCTAAAAATTTTTTTAAAATTTTATGAGGGTTCCATCTACAGTTGATATTATATTTTGAGGTTTGTTTTCTGCCTCCTATAGGACCCCCTGACATTTCAGCTAATCCTGAATAACTTATTTGATGTAGAACCAATTTTTGGAAAGCCGAGTGTATAATATCAATATTTTTATCTGTAGATAAAATATTATTTTTAAATGTATAAAAATCTTGAACTTGTGGAATATAATTTAAAATTAATTCTTTAAAATTATCAACTAAATTCTCAGGATAATTATGAAAAATACATTTCCACAAATTTATTAAATGAAAATTACTATCATTAACATAGTAATCTATAATTTTAAATCTCTTGTCCAATAAAAGATTCGTTGT